GCAATAAAGCTGATGATAAAGACATTGTATTTAGAAGTGATGATGGAAGTGGTGGTTTTACTGAATATTTTAGAGTTGATGGGAGTGCAGATAAAGTTATATTTAGTAAAGGTATAAGATTAATTGATAATCAAAGATTAGACGTTGGAGGTTCAACAGATGGTAGATTCTACCACGATGGTACTGATACATTTTTAACTACCATTACTGGCGATTTAATTATTAAAAATAGTAATGATGATGGTGATATTAAATTTAAATCTGATAATGGTTCAGGCGGAGAAACTGAATATTTTAGATTAGATGGAGGTTTAGCTACTGGAGGTACCGTGTACACTGTGTTTCCTGATAATTCAAGAGCAACTTTTGGAGCTGGTTACGATCTGCAAATTTATCACGATGCAAGTAATTCTTATATTAAACAAGGCGCGGGTGGTCATTTAATTATACAACAAGAAACTGATGATGGAGATATTCTACTTAAATGTGACGACGGCTCTGGTGGGGTAACAACATATCTTAGATTAGATGGTAGTACAAAAACAATTGATATACCAGATAGTATACCTTTAGCTTTTGGTAGTGGTGATGATTTAAAAATACAACATAACGGAACAGATAACTTTATAGACAGCTACAATGGTCATTTAAATATAAGAAACCACAACGCTGATAAAGATATTATTTTTCAAGCAGATGATGGAAGTGGTAGTTTAGCTGAATACTTTAGATTAGATGGTGGATTAGGTTACAGTGTAGTAAGTAAAACGTTAAATTTTATCGATAATAATCCAGCTTCGTTTGGTGGTGGTGGTGATCTTGCAATAAAACACGATGGAACTGATTCAACTATTATAAATAACACAGGTGATTTATATTTAAGAAATTTAGCTGATGATAAAGATATTATTTTTCAATCAGATGATGGTAGTGGAAGTTTTGCTACATATTTTCAATTAGATGGTAGTGATGGTTTTAGTAAAGCACATAAAAAAATTAGATTTTTAGACAATGTTAAAGCAAGTTTTGGTAATGTTGATGATTTAGAAATCTATCACGATGGTAGTGATTCTATCATAAAAGATGGTGGTACAGGAAGTTTAGATATAAGATCAAGTCATGTTCATATAACAAGTTCAGCAGGTGGCAGTAATATGGCACAGTTCTTTAGCGGTGGTAATAGTTATATTTACGCAAACAACGTGTTGAGAATAGAAGCAACTACTTCTGGAGCAAAAGTATATGGTGATCTTGAAATAGAAAATTCTTCAGATGGTATTATATTAGAATCACCAAATGGAACAAGATTTAGAATAACAGTAGATAACTCAGGTAATTTATCAACTACTTCATTATAGTAAAAACTAAATAAAACAAGTAAATATATATAAGTAATTAATAATCAATAAATAAAATTAAATTATGAGTGAAGAAACATGGAGTGCTGACGAATTAGCACAGCAAATAACAGCTACACTTGATTCAGTAGGTATTGTTGAAAGAATTAGAGCTGTTGAAGAAGCAGATAGAACTGAAGATCAAGTAGATGAATTAGCTAGAAACGAAAGACACATACAGCTTAAAATGGCTATTACACAATTTGTATCTGGCTTATCAGTAGATGAAAAAGCTAAAATAGACGCATTAAGATTATAATATGAAGAAATTTTTTATAGAAGTAAAAAGAAGATTTAAGCTTGTTTTAGTAGAGCTTAGAGATGTTTTTAAAGCAACTAAAGAAGTCGGTAATCAAATCGGTGATATTGGTGATGCTGTGAAAGGTAAAAAAAGAAAAGGCAGAAAAAATGTCAAAAAATAAAAAAAAGTTTTCAGAAACTAAAGTTGGTGCTTTTTTAAGTAAAGCAGCGCCAGGTATATTAGGCACTGTTGGTGATGTATTACCAGATAGTGGTGTATTTGGTGTAGTAAAAAACTTAATACAAAAAGAACCAGCTTTACCAGCTGAAGATAAAGAAAAAGCAATGAAACTATTAGAGATGGATATAGTTGAAATGCAAGAAGTATCAAAGCGTTGGGAAAGTGATATGAAGTCAGATAGTTGGCTTAGTAAAAATACTCGACCAATGTCTTTAATATTCCTTACTATATCTATGGTTTTGTTAATATTATTAGACAGCTTTGAGTGGAGCTTTAGTGTTTCACCTGGCTGGGTTGATTTATTACAAACATTACTAGTAACAGTGTACGTAGCTTATTTTGGTTCACGTGGCGCTGAAAAATTTCAAACAATTAGAAATAAAAATTAAATTAAATTAAAATTATGAGTGAAAAAGAATTAAAAATTACAGAAGAACAATTAAAAAAAGTTCAAGCGCAAGTAAAAGTTAGAACACAATTAATAGCTGACATCGGCGCGACAGAAGCTCAAAAACACGAGCTACTTCATGCTTTAAATAACGTTATGCAGAAAACAAAAGAAACTGCTGATGAATTAGAAAAAGAGTACGGTAAGATCAATATTAATCTTGAAGACGGTACTTACGAAGTTATTAAAGAAGAAGAAGTAAAAGAAGAAAAATAAATATAATTCCTATGGCTAAGTTAATTAGAAAAATAAGCATAGGAACTGACTATAAAAATGAAGCAATGCATTACTCTGTAGGCCAACAGGTCTACGGAGGACATTGCATATGTGATATATTATTTGATAATAAAGATAATTCTTATAATATATTTATTAAAAAAGAAGACGAAGTTATACCATGGAAGAAGTTTAATTCTAACATGGCTATATCAATTGAATACAATTTAGAGTATTAATGCAAAGTTTATTTAATTTTATAGTACAACCAAAAAATAAAAGATACGAAAACGAAGTTGATATTAATGGTAAAAAACTTATTATTAATACAACTATGGACGATCATAAATATGTTAGTAGAATAGGTATAGTAAAATCAATACCTAAAATTGGTGAAACAAATATTAAAGTTGGTGATGAGGTTATAGTTCATCATAATGTTTTTAGAAGATTTTATAATATAAAAGGCGAAGAAAAAAACAGCTCATCATATTTTAAAGAAGATTTATACTTCTGTTATTATGATCAAATATTTTTATATAAACAAAACGGTGAATGGAAAGCACCTTTTGAGTTTTGTTTTGTAAAACCTATTGAAAATAAAAAACAATTTGTAACAGTTCAAAAAGAACGTCCTCGTGTTGGTATACTAAAATATGGTAATAGTTCCTTAGATGCTTTTAAAGTGCACGAGGGAAGTCTTGTAGGGTTTAGCCCAAGCAGCGAGTATGAATTTATTATAGAAAATGATAGATTATACCGTATGCGAACTAATGATATTACAATTAAATATGAATACAAAGGAGACGAAGTTGAATATAATCCAAGCTGGGCAAGTGGCTGTGGACGAACTTATTAAAGTTGCTAAAGAACCTATTGTAGACTCAGAAGATGATATAAGCGCTGATAGATTAAAAAATGCTGCAGCTACAAAAAAGCTAGCTATATTCGATGCTTTTGAAATACTTAAACGTATACAAGAAGAAAAAAATATGCTAGAAGATAAACCTAAAAAAGAAACAAAAGAAAAAACTTTTAAAGGTTTTGCTGAAAAGAGGTCTAAATGAAATACGAACAAACTTTAATAAAAGTACTCAAAGACTATATTAAACCTAAAGTTTTAGCTAGAAATAATAGATATAAAAAATGGGAGTATGGTTATAATGAAGATCACGACTTTGTAGTTATAAGTAAAACAGGTGAAATAGGTGAAGTATATGAAATACAAAATTTAAAAATAGCTTTACCAAAACAAAAAAATGTTCATAAGTTTAAACAAAACACTTGGACTAAATTTGATTATCCTGATGAATTAAAAAAAATTAAAACTGTTTACGATTTTAAACAGTATCCACAAGATTTTAAAGAAAAATGGTATGATTACATCGATAATGAATTTACCCGTAGGGAAGAAGGTTTTTGGTTTTATAACAAAGACGTTCCTACTTACATTAGTGGTACTCATTACATGTACTTGCAGTGGTCTAAGATTGACGTCGGTGCACCAAACTTCCGTGAATCAAATAGATTATTCTTTATTTTCTGGGAAGCTTGTAAGGCAGATACACGCTCCTTTGGGATGTGTTACCTTAAGAATAGGCGGTCAGGGTTTTCTTTCATGGCCTCAGGAGAGGTGGTTAACTTGGCAACCATATCAAGTGACTCCAGGTATGGTATATTATCCAAGTCTGGACCCGATGCCAAGTCTATGTTCACAGATAAGGTGGTACCCATATCAGTTAATTACCCCTTCTTTTTCAAGCCGACCCAGGACGGAATGGACAGGCCCAAGACCGAGCTTGCCTACCGTGTCCCCGCAACCAAGTACACCCGTCGTAAACTTACCGCCCCAACCAACGACGAAGCCTTGGAAGATTTACAAGGACTTGACACCACGATCGACTGGAAAAATACAGGTGATAACTCCTACGACGGTGAGAAACTCAAACTCCTCGTACATGACGAGTCCGGTAAATGGGAGAAGCCGAACAACATACTCAACAACTGGCGGGTCACGAAAACGACATTAAGATTAGGTAGTAGAATAGTTGGTAAATGTATGATGGGTTCAACATCAAACGCGTTAGACAAAGGTGGTGATAACTTTAAAAAATTATACTATGACTCAGATGTCACTAAAAGAAACCGCAATGGACAGACTCGCTCAGGATTATATAGTTTGTTCATACCTATGGAATGGAACTACGAAGGATACATTGATTCTTATGGATTACCTGTATTCCAAAATCCAACAAAAGAAGTTTTTGGCCCATATGGCGATAAAATTAAAGACGGAGTTATAGATTATTGGAATAATGAAGTAGAAGGTTTAAAGTCAGATCAAGATGCTTTAAATGAATTTTATAGACAGTTTCCACGTACAGAGCAACACGCTTTTAGAGATGAAACAAAACAAAGTTTATTTAATTTAACAAAAATATACGAGCAAATAGATTACAACGAAGAAGTTAAAATGTCTGGTCTTGTAACACAAGGTAGCTTTCAATGGCGTAACGGTATAAAAGACACAACAGTAGAATTTATGC